ACATCCCCTTTCCTAATGACCAAAAACCAGCTGCTCCTGCCGCAAAAGTTCCTGCACTTGCAGCAGTTATACCACCGGCTCCACCTGCAACACTACTTATACCTCCTCCCGAAATCATCTTCCAAGCTCCACTTAAAATTTGTGGTAAAAATGATGCCAGTCCACCAACCAAACCACTCATTAACATTCCAGGAAGTTCCGTTCCTAATGTTCTTAAAAACGCTAAATTTGCTTTAAGTTGTAAATAATCATTATCAATCATCACATCGTTTAATGATTTTTGATTTTGAATTTGTTGTTGTGCAATTGAAGCTTGTGCTTGTATTGCAGCAGCGTTCATAGTCTTTGTTTCAGCTATACTATATTCAATATTTAACCTTTGATTATTGGTTTGTTCTAAACTAGCTTTAACAACTGCTCTTGATGATTTATCTATTCCCGCATCTAAGTCTTTTGTGTTTTTAGCTATTTCACCATACTGACCCTTACCAGCTTTTGCAATTTCTTCAAAATCCATTCCACCCAATGCATTGGATATTGCATCTTTGCTAAAGAAATCTAATGAAGATAAATCCATTCCACCCAACTCATCTTGTAAAGCTTTTACTGCACCAGGTATATCCGATGATGCAAATTTAGCTCTTACTTCCGATAAGTTAATTGATTTGCCCAACATTGCAGATAATTCCATTTCGGCTTTGATACTATCCTTATAGTTCAATACCATATTTCTACCCGCAGTTGCTATTTTATTAAAATTACCACCCATTGCCTTTACAGCAATCACTTGTTTTTGTAATTCTTTACCTGACCTGAAATTATATTGTGCAATTTCTTTTGTAGAATCTGCCATATCTCTCATCACATCACCAGGATTCAATCCCATCATCACTGCCATTTGACGGGTTCCTTCCAACATATTTAATGCAGATTCAGCATTTGAATTATCAACTATACGAAAATTAGCCGCCAAATCAGTTGCTTGGTCTGCACCTATTCCCATATATTTTGAGAATACTGCAACTTCTTTACCCAATCTTTGTGAACTAGCAGCTCCCGCTCCTAAATTACCAGCTACACTCAAACTACCTTCAGCTATATCTTTTGCACTAAAACCGGCTTTGGCCAACATTGCGGCTGCTTTTGTGCCTAATTGAGTCAATGCTTCTCCAAAAAATGCATTTCTCATATCTTGTTTAAAATCAGAAGCTGCGGTTGCCATTTGAGCTCCGAATTGAACACCTGCTTCTTGTATTGCAAAACTTGCTGAATTTTGTGCCTTTTTAAGTGCTATTTCATTTTCAACAATCTGGTCCTTCATATTGAAAGATGCAACTTTTCCAAAATAATCACCCATCATACCTTGTTTGTATGCAAGATATGTAGCTGCACCTGCTAATGCACCAATTGCAGCTTTTATACCGGCTCCACCATTACCTAACGATTTGAATACACTACCAATCTCATTTGCCAATGGGACAGACCCTTCCATATTACTTAGGAATGATTCCATAAACCCATCTGCTTTTTGTATATTTTTGGTAAAATCCATAGCACCATCGGCAGTTGCTTCTAATGATTTTTTAATTTGTTTACCAGATTCGGAAGTTGCTTCAAATCCGTCAACTGTTTTTGCATAATTTTTAGCTGCAGCTTCGGAGTATTTATTATATTGTTGTTCATTAATTACTTTATTTTTAAGTAATTTTCCTAATCTCTTTTCTTCATTAAAGAATTTATTCTTTGCCGAATTTACTTTTTTAATGTATTTAACTTCATTTATTGTTAAATCATTTTGTTTACCAAGTGTAGTTGCAATACTTTGGCTACTTGCTTTAATAGTTTCTGCAAATTTTGAAAAAGTTTTATATCCTTTATTATTTTTATCAATTCCCTGGCCAATACTTTTAACCGATTCATCAATATCCGACATGTCCTCAAACAAATCTTTAGCTTCTTTTCTAGCCTCTAAAAGAGCCTCAGCCATTTTTTCGGAATTTTTTGCTGCTTTATCATCAACAATTGGTGGAGGAGCATTAGTAGCCTGTGCAGGTGGCTTGGGTGCGGCCTGTTTTTGTTTACTCTTTAAATTGTTATTCTTAGGGGTTTTGCCTTTTGCCATTACTTAAATTAGTTTAAATCGGAAAAGTCAATATCTTTGAATTTGGAATTATATTTGTTCAATTTATCAGTAGAAGCATTTATTCTAGAATTTATATCATCAAATGCTTTCCATACATCTTCGTCTGAATTTTTTATTTTACTCAAAAACGCGGTTTCTTTATTTTTAGATTTTGCTGTAAAAAATAAATTAAGTAATTTAGAAAATACATTTATTTCAACTAATTTTTGCTTCGCCATATTCCATGTTTGTATATAAATATAAATCAATACTATTTTCGTCTAGCTTTAGAGGCCGTTGTTCTTGTTTTATTTACTTGCTCTATTTGTTCAGTCTCTGTTTTTTTACTTCTAACTAATTCATTCCAGTAAAATTCTCTTAATTTGATGGACATATAATATACATCATTCCATGTGAATCCACCATTGGAATTATATATCATTTGAAAAATCTTTTGATGTAACGCTATACTATAATCAGTCGATAGGGTAAAAAAAGTCAACCCCAAATGGGATTCTGAGAGCCTCCTCCTCACCACTAGCAGTTGTATATTTGAATGTTAAATTCAAATCCGGAGTTATTGAATTTGCGTATTTTCTAAGTGCTTTAGAATCACCTGCCAATAATAAATTTGTAACAAAATTACTTATATGGCCATAATCTCTAATACCATTTACCTCAACAATTTGTCTCCTATATCTTGCAGTAATTTCACCAGATGTTTTTGTTATTTTTTCAATAGCTTCAACATCTTTACTAATTGCAATTTCATCACCATGTGATAAAAATTTAAATTTAATAGGAGTTTTTGAAATAGGTAAAACAAATTCATATTCGTTTTTTCTATTTAAAATTTCCTTATTTAATTGTTTTGTTTGTATTTGTGAAAGGTCAACTTTAACATGAGTTGGTTCACCTGTTTCCGGGTCATCAACTGTTACATCATATTCTGCACCAAACGCTAACATACGAGATGCTACTAATATTGCATTCTTATCACCTACTAAAATATCATTTATACTAACTCCGGGCTCTACTACGATAGATTCCAACATTTTGTTTATATGTTCGTTTCTTCTTATTAGATTTATAGAAGTTAAAATATCTTCTTCTTTTGCAGTTAATAACTTTATTTCAATACTACCTTTTGATAAAGGATGGTTTTCCGGATAACATAATCCTTCCGATGGAAGTGAAATTATCTCTGTTGCAAATGGGAATGATTTTGGTAATCCTGTTGGATATGGGGTTGGTGTGATACCACCTCTTGTAACTTGTTGTTCAATGTTTTGTTCCATAATATATAACTATTGTGTTTATTATATATATTATGTTTTTAAAAAAATAAAAAGGGGATAACATTGCTGCATCCCCTTCTTTTTTATAATTTGAATATTATTAGTATTCTAATATTGCGTAATCGTAAGTAATTGTTAATTCGATTGAAACAGGGTCAGTTGTGTTTGACCAATCTAATTCACCGAAGTTAGCTTGAGAAATAAATGCCCCAACTAACGACCATTCTTCTACTACGTCACCTACTGGTCCTAATAATTGGAATGTAAGTTGTTTTTTGTAGAAAGCAGAATAACCATCTCTACCTGTTAACGATTCGTGTGATTGTCTAATCCACTCCATTACTTGCTGTGCTCCTGATGGAACGATTGGGTCGTAAAGTGTGATTGTTATATCATCCCAAGTTGATTTACCTTTAATCTTTCTCTTCACATTGATATGGTCTAATTCAACTACTTCCGATGTGAAAGTTGGTCTACTTGCTGTTTTGATGATGTAAGATTCGATACCATCAACCGTCATAATAAATCTATTCTGAAGCTTTGGTTCAAACTCTTTGTAAAACATCTTGTCAAATCCTAATATTGTTGGCATCTTTGTTTATATTTTATTGTTCTTTTATAAATATCTATTTTTTAAATTATCCGTTAAAACTTGCGCCAGTTGGTAAAATGTTGAAATCAATTTGAATGAATTCAGCCGTTTTAGTTGGTTGTAAGTAGATAGCTCCTTTAAGGATGTTTCTATCGATTACATCTGGTGTGTTGTTTGAATCGTCCATAATTACTTTGAAAGCGTATAAACCCTGTCTACTTTGGATTCCACTTAAATAAGGGTTTACAATGTTTAAGAATTTAGTTCTGGTTTCTGCCGAATTTTGTTCGAATACTAAATATCTTGATGTAGATGCGATATATTTTCTAACTGTTAATAATAATCTTCTTACGTTGATTCTATCTAATGCCGATGGTTTATCTTGTAATGTTTTTTGTCCAAATACTACAATACCTTGTCCTGGGAATTGTACAATTGGGTTTACTTTACCTTCATATAAATCATCTTTTTCAGATTGAGATAATCTATCCAATACACTAACTGCTCCTACCAATCCACCTCTATTCAAACCTGCTGGTGCGAACCATTCTCCTGCAACATTGTCGTTTGCTGCGAATACTCCAGGTAATAATACTGATGGTGGGACTGTTATTAATTTATTTGTGTTTAAATCGATTGTTTTAATCCAAGGATAGTAAACTGCTGCGTAGTTTGAATCAACTCCTTGTGCTTGTGTTATAGTTGCTGATAATGATGTTGTTGAGTTACCTGCATCTCCGATAAAGAATGCATCTGCTCTTTGTTCAACCATATCCAAAATTGAAGTCCAAACTGAACTATGGTCGGCTCTATTAACGTGTGGTGCAATTACCATATTAATATCATACTCATCAGCGTTTGATAATGCTGCTATATGTTTTTGATATGCTGCCTTACCTGCCGTTGTTGCTGGGACTAAATCCGCTGCATTGTTATTTGGTGCAAATCCGTCAAATCCTTCTTGAAATGCTACAATGAATTGTCTTTTTGAAACATCGGTTGATACATTTGAAGTTAATGTTAATCCACAAATGGTATCTAATGAGAATACTGCATTTGAACCATTGTTTGCACTTACAGGAATTGGTTTCATATATATTTTATTATCACCATTGTTATCCAAATCAATACCACTATATTTTGTAGAATCAGTTACAGAACCAGTTGAGAATGTTACTCTCGGTACCAATGATGCGTATGCTCCTGCATTTACTGGTAATTGATATGCTGCGTGTGCAAAAGGTACTGCTTGAACCGGTGCTTGTGCATTTAAGTTTGTAATTCTAATATATTTTGAATTGTTTACCCAATCACCTACTTCAGTAATTTTACCTACAGTCGTACCATTTCTACCATCTCCAATTGTTCTTTTTCTATCACCAATTACTCTACTAATAAAATTTGGAGAATTAGGGTCTAAATTTACGTTTGCAAATGTTTCAATTATACTTTTTTTCTTATCAGTATCAGAGAAGCTTCTTACTACGACCGTAAATGCACCGAAATCTGTTCCGTTAATTGAACCCGCTGCTTTAACATTTGAAATACCAACTTTAATTTTTGTATTTGCTACATTTCCTGCAGTAATTGTTTCAAATTGGAATAAGTTATATCTTTGTCCACTAATTAATTGAGATTGAATATATGGAGATAATGCCTCACATGCTTCACCCGTACCATATGAACCACTAAATGATTGAAGTCCTAATACTACTAAACTTGCAGTTACATGCGAATTAAAAGATGAAGTAACTGAACCTGAACCTATTCCGTCAGTTCCAGATAATGTGTAAGAACCTGTATTATATACAAATCCGTTTTCTTTAAAGAATGCGTATGAATATGCAGTTTTTGAACCATATGGTGAAGAACCAAATACAGCTTCAATATCATTTATATCAGTTAAATTCAAAGATGCCGAAGTAAATCCAAATGAACTAGATATGTTAAAAGTTCCGTTAGAACCCGTAGTTAATGATGAATGAAGTAATCCGTATGATTGACTTCCAGATGTATTAAAAAGAATACCTAAAGATGCCGAATGTGCAGCTCCGTCAAATGATTGAGTTGTATTTGCTATCAATAGTACAGGAGCAGTTTCGGTGTATCCTGCTGCACCGGCTACTCTACAAATTGTTGCAGTTCCCGCTTCTCTTAAATATGATTGTACTGCCAAAGGTGTGTAATATGTGTCATCTACTGCACCAAACAATGTTTCAAATTCTGCTTGTGAATTTACGATTGTTGGGGTTAAAGGGCCTTCTTTAAAAGGGCCTATGAATGCTGCACCTATTTCACCTACTCCTTGTTGTAAAAATGAAAGGTCGTTTTCTCGTGTGAATACGCCTGGTGATACTAATTTTTCTGCCATTGTATATGCTTTAATTTAAATTTATTAATTCTCAATATAAATATAAAATTTTCAATCAAAACAACAATTATTATTTGTATGTTGGAGAGAAATAATCGTATACTTGTCCTACTAATGTTGAGTTTTGTAATGTATTGTAGAATAATACAGGTCCAATTTGTCCATTCCAAAATGTTGTTCTTGCACTATTACTACCAATTGTTAAATAGTTTGTAGATGATGGTGCCGTAAATGCAGCTGCGGTGAATGTTCCTACCGATGTTTTATCTACATAAACTGTTACAGTTCCTGATGGTTGAAATGTTGCTGTAATCATATACCAAACATTTGCTGATAATGATGTCGTTAATTGTGCACTATTACCCAATGTACTACCATAGAATTTTACTCTATTTAAGGTAGAACTATCGGACGATTCAATTGCTAAACCATAAAACCCGGCGTAGTCAAAAATGTGTCTTGTAGTTGTACCCAATGTTGTAGTAGGTCTAACCCACATATGAATAGTACCAGTATTTGTATTGAATTGTGAAATACCACCATTAATATTTGTAGTAGTATCTTTATACCAGAATTGGTTTGTACCATTTCCTGCAAAGTATTTATCTTTTTTAGTTGCTCCTGCATTATATACCGGATTACCACCTGTAATACCTGCTGCATTTGTCACACCTGCAGGTCTTATACCCGTATTGTATCCTGAAAGGTCTAATAAGTCGGCCGTATCTGCTGATTGGTATGATGATGCTTTTCCTGGGTCAACATACATTCTTAATCCAGAAGATGGAATATATGGTTGTGTTGCCGTTCCTTTGTTGTGAGATATAATACCATTTGCTAAATAAACGTCAAAATTTTCAACATTCAATGTTACAATTTCAACATCTTCATTTATTATTTCTATATTATAAACTTCTATTTCTTGAACACCATCAATATCATCATATTTAACAATTTTATCAGCAGGTAATATATCTTCTGCTAATTTAAATTTATATTTTTCAATTTCAGCATCCCATACCCAAATAGGGTGTGTTCCTGTTGATTTTATTAAACCATCATTTAAAGAAAAATATCCTTCTGCAAAGTTAAAA